ATCTGGTACAGATCTGGTCCAATAAAGTTAAGGTCCCAGCCTTCACGTATCAAGTATTTCTTTGCGTTTTCGGTCAGTGTCACTTTGACGGGCTTGCTATCAGGTATCGTTACGCTCGTCAGTACACCGCTGGCAAGATTGGCTGTGTAATCAATTGGTCTGGTATAACCCTCAAGATTTACTAAGGATAGATTCGTGTACCCCAAGACGGTGGTGCCGGAAACAAATTGCACTTGGAACGATTTTGTACTGTCCGGTGGGGACCATTCAATCGCGGTATCGCCGTAACGCTTAAGGTTGGCTTCAATCGAAAATGCCTCGAAGCCGCTCATCACGGGAGTGATGCAGTTCCAGGTTTCTTGTTCGGCGTTAAGGCCGTCACCAAGGATCTGGCTGTAGCCATCGCCGAAGGTGACACGCTGGAACCGCTTGCTGCGTGAGACGCGGCTATCAAAGGTCAGTCCGAGGTCAGCGAACGTAAGGAAACTCATCGCAGGATGCCTCCGCTACGCTGCTGGTCTACAAGCGTTGCTAACACGATACCGCGAACTTGACCGGCAATCTGCTTTTGTGCTTGCGGGCTGAGGCTGTCGCCGGTGTTTTCAACGCTGATGTTGATCTGGCCAACCTCGACCTTGTTGCCGCCTCCCATTTGGTTGTTGGGAATGATGGTGCCGGATGCGCCAGGGACAAACAATTCGGGGCCGCGCTCGCCGACGATGTAAGGCATACCGCCTGTGACGGGTCCACCTGTAGCCTTACCCGGTATTATCTGCGGCAAAGAAAACCCTTCTGCATAGCCCGCACCACTTGGCAATGTGTAGCCACCGCTAGCGGCAGTCCCTATAGCAGCGTTAGTTGGAAACAGCTTGAGAATGGAGTTAAGGATTGTGAGCTGGATCCACTTGGCGATAATTTGTGCCGCCATATCGAGGAACTGGTCCGCAACACTTTGGAAGAAACCTGCGAGAGCTTCTTGGGCGGTCATTGTTCCAGAGACAATACCTTTGAAGGAATCGCTAAAGGCAAGGCCGATACCTTCTGCCGCTGTGGTTATCTGATTGATTGGGTCTAATAATGTATTAAGTTGACCCTGTACGCTTGCAATTTCCTCTTGCAAACGCTCTCTGTTATTTAAGCCGATACCGGCACCTTGAGCTGCGACAGCAGTTGTAGCTCCACGAGCAGCTTCAAGTCTTTCCAGTTCTTCACGTAGTTCTTTTACTCTGTCTGCGCTTGTTCCGTAGGCTTCTGCCTGCACCAAGGTCGCTTTAGCAATGGCTATTTGTTTATCTAAAGCACTAAATTGTTCTGCTACAAGTCGCTCAAAATTGGCAATCCGCTCGGCTTCAGCAGGCAATACACCTTCCGTAATAAGACGCAAGTAGGTTTTGCTGTACTGGATTTCTAGCTCACGATTTCTGCGTAAATCTTCAAAAGGTTGTAACGCTTGCTGTTTAGCTGCTTCATCAGCTATAAATTTATTAAGTTGTAACTCAGCTTGCGCTTGAGCTATTAATGCTTGCCTGACTTCGTACTGCGCTTTAAGGTTAGCTAGTTGTTGAGTGTAAATACTTTCTAGCAAATTTTTCTCTTGCACACTAATTTCGGAGGAGGTTAATTTTTGATCTAGTTGTAACTGAAGAATACGGGCTTCAACGTTAAATTTTGTATTTAACTGGTTACTTTCCTCTTTGAGCGCTTCTGCTTGACCTTCGCGAATACGCGCTACCTCTACGTCTACGTCTGCCGCTTGTAAACTTGTTTGAAGTAGTTCCGCTTGTAAACCAAGAATACTTTTAACGGTCTGTTCCTGTTTTCTAGCGGCTTGCTCAGCGGCTTGTCTAGCTTCTTTTGCTTTACGTTCTCTTTCTTGCTGCGCTGCATTTTCTAGGGTATATAGCTCCCGTGTAAGATTTAGCTCCGCAGCTTTGAGACGTAAATTAAATTCTTGATCTGAAAGAAGCTTTTGTTTAAGCTGACGCTCCAGTTCAACCGCGGAATTAACGTATTCCTGTAAAGCAACTTGCCGTTCAAGTTGTAGACGCTGATCTATAGAAGCATCAGCGGTTAATTGTGTGAGAGCTACTTGTTTTTCTAGTAAATTATTTTGACCGGCAAGATCCTCTATGCGATCTTGCGCTTCTTGCGAAAGTTGCTGTTGGGGCGCAGCTTCTACCAGGTCAAAAACAGATGTGGGTTGCTGTAAACCAGGCAGGCCACGAAAAGTTCTATCAAAAGCTTCCCCCAAAAGGACTACGTTTGCGTAAGTTTTAGTTAACCATGTCTGTAAATTACTGCCCCACTCGCTTGTTGCCTTACCTGCTCGTTCAAAAGCTTCCGCCTGCTCAATACCTATTTTTTCGGCCAGTGCCTCAAAGGAAGCCTCTGCTGCAGCGGCTTGTTGACCTGACTTGGCTAAGTTACTAATTTGTGTTTTTGTTGTTTTGTCTAATTTACCGAGGGCTACCTCTAAAGCATTAGTGGCATCTCCTGTATCAGCCAAAGCGTCAGAAAAATCTTTGGCGGATTGACTTGCGTTGTCAAACGTCTGTCCTATAGCTGTACCTACGAGAGAAAGACCAAAACCAAACTGACCTCCAATAAGTCCGCCCGCAGCACCTCCGAGACCTCCACCAACAGCAGCGCCGGCGCCTTGACCGAATAGCAGAGGAAACGCTCCACCGATAACAGCATTACTTAATGCTTCTTTTCTGCGTGCAGCATTGGCAGCTAATGCTGCCGGAGAGCCGGGGATATTTGCTGCCCCACCCACGGGACTAAATCTTCCGGCTATAAGTGCTCCTTGTTTTGATATAATTAACTCTTTTTCTGCTAAAGTAACAGCTTTTTCTCTAGCTCTATTTGCGTCTTCGATTGCAACAACAGAGTTAATTTCTATTCTTTGAAGATTACTTGCAAGTCCTGTTAGCTCTTGAGTGGTACGAGCTGTTCGCTCCAAGATTTCTTGTTTCTTAGCGGCAAGAGCGGCGCTGGCTTCTTCTGCCTTTGTCAGGGGCAATGCAACAGGAAAACCGGTGTTGCGAGGGTTTACAAGAGGAGCTAGTGGTCCCTGTACAGCTCCAGATGTGCCGGCTAAAAACTTAGTTTTTTCTGCTTGTTGTTGAAGTAAGGTCAGCACTTCTCTTGTTCCTGCTACAAGGTTCTCTTGGGCTTGCACTTTTTCGTTAAGTACAGATGCACTTTTTTCTTCGAGGCGAAGTAAAGCAGCTTGAAGGTCTACTTCATCTCTTTTAGCTTGAATAGTCCTTTGAATACGTTCCGCTACTGGAGACGTTTGCCCTGCAAGAGTTCCAACGGCTGAAGCCGGTCCTGGGCCGATGGGTCCGGCATATTGCGTAGTTTCACGGATCCCGGCTTGAGCTAGTTTTTGTTTACGGCGCAGTTCAATCTCATCCGCTATAAGGTTATTTTGTATTTGCTGTACAGTGTTTGCTTGTCCGATAGCTGTCACATACTGGTTTATGGCGTCCGCGTAATCTCCCGAGGCCTTACCTGCGGCATTTAATTGTATTGCTGTCTCGCGTAATGTATCAGCCGCCTTTGCTACTACGCTTGTGTACTCGCTTACGCTTTGAACAGCTTTTCTATCAATAAGTGTTTTTACGTTTGCGTCTTCTACGGCGCGAGAAAGTTTAACTACACGTTCTTGCAGTTCTCTGAGCTTGTCCGCGCCTTTTACGCCTATCTCAATATCAGCTCTGTAAGCCACGGCGCTGCGTCACACTCTGGTACTTCAGTTTACGGTGTAAAAAGACCGCCGGGTTAGCGGCGGCGTTTGGCCTTTTCGATCTCCTTCTGCTGGTCCTCGTTGAGGATGCTGAAGTAGGCGCTCCAGCCGAGTAACTCCTCGGCAGTCATTGTGGTCCGAACTTCGGTAAGACTTAGGCCCAGTTCCTTGGCGACGCCAAACTGAAGCATGAGCCAGTTGTCCTTGCGGAGTTCGGCGCTCAGGATTTTGGGTCAATTGGCTCGGCGTCATCGGTCAGGATTGCCAGCATCAAGGCTTGGAGATCCTTGTCCTTGACTTCGTTCTTCAGCACATCCACTTCGCCGGCGCTGAACAGCTTGCTGCCGGATTCGTCGAGAGCCTTGGCGATCAACAGCTGGAGTGCAAAAGCGTTGGCGTCGTCGGACTTGGCTTGCTTTTGGGCGCGTTCGCGCTCAGCCATCGTCAGTGGTGCCACCCACATTTCAAATGTGCTGCCATCGGACAGCTCCACTACTTTTTTG